TATACGTTGGATAATGATTAGTTTACTACATTTATTATTAGAAGAAGATAACAAAATTTTCAAAGGCCTTGTAAGAGTTACTTATAGTGACGAAGGTTCAGTAATGGACGTTGCTGACGTAATTAGAGCAGTTAAAGGGGTTACTATTGTCAATACAGCCGGTAATGAGGAAGGACGTAACGTTTCAATGTACGACGTTAAAGTCCGTACTAAAGCAGATCCTCAATCAGCTTTCAAATTTGTTCGTCAAGAGGCGATGAAATCTCCAATTATTAAACGTTTTGAGATAGCTACCAAGACAATAGAGAGGGCGTAATGCTGTTCGGTAGTAATAGAGACTTTAATCTTCTAACTAAGATAAACAGAGAGCTACTCACAGATATAGTAGAGCAAGAAATACTATATTATAAGTTATCGTTAGAAGATACAGAGATGAATATTTATGGAGAATCTTTAAGTAAAGTATTTTATACTCCATCTAAGATTAACTGCTTAATTACAAGAGGGGATCAAGTTATAGATATAGACGAATTTGGTCCTGATTTAGGTAGAGAGGCATCTTTTGCTTTCTTAAGACAAGATCTTGTAGACATCCAAGTAGTACCTGAAGTAGGAGATATAGTACTTTGGCATGAAGATTATTACGAAGTAGATACAGTAAGAGAAAATCAATTATTCCTAGGTAAAGATAACAACTACAACTTTACCGGATACGGTGCTCAATTTGGTAGCAGCGTCTCTATAATAGTAGATTGTCACCTAACAAGAGGAGATAAAGTAGGAGTTGCAGAAATAGTATGAGCAAGATAGATAAATTATACACCGAAGTAGACAGAAGAAATAGAGGTAAAATCGTACCTACCGGATACGACCCAGAAACCCGTACATTCTTTTCTAAGGTAGAATATACCCCATTAAAAGATCTTCGTACTAATATGGCCGAGTTTGAAAAAGATTTTGAAAAGGCTATCAAACAGTATCCTGACGATCCCAAGCTCTTTAACTACCTACAAGCATTAAAGAAATTTAACAAAGGTTTACGTTCTCACATTACTCGTAATTATAGAGGTAAAGAGTAATGCCGGTTAGAAAGCCCATACCTAAATCTCAAAGAGAACTATCTAATAACCTTAGAGAGTCCTATACTGTAGACGGTGTATCTACTTTTGATAGTAAGATAAATCGAGGAGAACAGAGATCTGTAAAAACAGACAACGTTAAGAAGTTTAGTATAGGCCTTAGGGATATAGACGAAACAATCGTCTACTATTTTAATAACGTTATTAGACCTTCTGTAATTCAAAACAGTACTAGAAAGAATGTTCCTATCATTTATGGATCTCCTGAGAGATGGGCTGCCGTACAAAAGGATGGATTTTACAGAGATAAAAACGGTAAAATACAAGCCCCTCTTATAATGTATAAAAGAGACTCTATTGAAAAGAATAGAGATTTAGGAAATAAAATGGATGCTAATAACCCAATAAATTACGGTATCTTTAAGAAAAAGTTTTCTAATAAGAATGTATATGACCGTTTTAATATAGTTAACAACAGAGAACCTGTAGATGAATACTACGGCGTTATAATTCCAGATTATGTTAATCTTACTTACTCTTGTATAGTATTTACCGATTACATAGAACAGATGAATAAAATAGTAGAATCTATTAATTTTGCATCTGATGCCTATTGGGGTAATCCTGAAAAATTCAGTTTTCGTGCTATGATAGATAATTATACTACGATGACTGAGTTGAATCAAGGTCAGGATAGAAAAGTAAAGACAGAATTTTCTATTAATATGTTAGGTCATATAGTACCTGATGCTATTAATACACAATTAAACGGACAAAATAAGTTTTACTCAACTTCCAGAGTAAACTTTAAATTTGAAACAGAAACAGATATGGCTACATTAAATAAGAGAGCTGAAACTCAAGAGAGAGAAGTTGGCTTTAGATTCTTTGATACAAGCTTAACCGGTGCCCAGCAGAGTGCCGAGATCGGTATGACTGCCGAGCAGATAGCATACGTGCAGCTAAATAATATAGTACTTGCCGACTCGCAATCAGGTACAACAGCTACCTACACCGGTAGACAGTTTGCATCACCTCCAGCCGGATTTACTCTTAATCAATATGATTTTCAAGTATATGTTAACGGTGTAATTTTAGCTTACGATGACAGAACTGTAGCCGAAGTAGGAAGTGATATTCAAGTTACCATTACAGGATTAGGTTACGATTTGGATGATGATGATAAAGTATTACTAGTAGGAAAGTTTATATAGAAATAGTTTAAATTAGTTACTTAAATGGGTTTAATAGATTGGAAACAGATTAGTCCTCAACTGAAGGACGACGGTTACTTAACAGGTTCTTTAAGTATTACCGGTTCTCTATTCGTAAACGGAAACGATGCTTCCGGTACCAGAGTCTCTGGGTCTGATTTAGACGGTGTACAGCTAACAGGTGTACAGGGAGAAACAGTATTTGATAGTACTACCGGACTTCACGTAACTCAATCGGCTAATAAAGTTGCCCAAGTATTTATAGGTCCTAAGATTGCCACTACAGGTTCAAATACATTTATAGGTAATCAAGATATTTACGGAAATCTAACAGTAGACGGAGACGTAGTAGCTCAGAGATTTATTGTATCGTCATCTGTTAGTATAATAACCCAGTCTTTCTCTTCTGGTTCTACTATCTTTGGTGACTCGTTAGATGATATTCATTCCTATACTGGATCTCTTTTCGTTAGTAATTCTTTAGTAGTATCAGGTTCTTCATACTTTGTTGCAGGCAATACACAATCTACTGCTATTACATCTAACAACACTACTATAGGTTATCCGACTATATTTCCTTGGGTAACCGGACTTGAAGGATCTTACTTTCAAAGGTTTAACCACAGTACTCATATATCCGAAATAGGTAGATTTATAGCCGGAGTTCTAAGTTCATCATTGGACGTAGCTGATACTTCTCCTAATACTAAGTATTGGAACAACGTTTCTACTACTCACACTCTTGGCAATACAACTAGTAAAAGTGGTTTATTTAATGGTGTGTTAGGTTCAAGTTATGAAAATGCAAAGCTATCTATTAACTGGACAGGATCATCTTACATAAGTAGTACAGCTACTGAATCTTATAGAGAAGTTCAAGACTACCTACTAGCTAAGGGATGGCTACAAGCATCAGATAGAGGTACCTACGGAAACGATACAGGTATTAATCCATTTCATGGTTCTTACGCCTCTAGAATACCTACCACTATACAGCAGCAAGGTACTTTTAGTACAAATACATTTACCGTTACAGCAAATGCCGGCGGAAGTACTAATGCAAGTTCAAATGAAAATTACTTTGGTCTTGGCCCTTTGAGCCTAGGACAACCGGTACCCTACACCGTACGTATCTTCGCCTCTCAATCTTTTAGCGATAACTATAATGATCAAGACCCGGAAGCTGACGCCACCTTCACTACATCAGCATCCGTAGATTATACTATATCAACTTTTGGTACCTCTAATGGTTTAATCTTAAGTGAAATACTATCTAGTCAACCGGCCGTAATACCTTCATCTTTTCAAGACGGAGACTTTAATAATGTTTCTGGACCAATTAACGGTAGAAAATATACAGGAAATCAAACAGACGCAGCTAATATATCAGCAAGTGGATACTATAAGACATACGATATAAAGGTAGGATTGAAGTCTGGTTCACAAGAAGACTTTACTTTTAAAAATGCCGCTGATAGTAGTACTAGGTTTTACCTCTATACCGGAGGTATTCCATCTGATATTACTTCCGGTACTCCTACTGCTACTATATCTAATGTAACCTTAAATAGAACTTCTTTTGGTGCTACATCTAGATCTCTTAGCGGAGCTCCTTACCTACAGTCCCTTTCATATGCATTTAATTACTCAGCCGAAGTTGCAAACTGCTTTGACCCGGCATACGGTTATGCTTCTACCGTTTTAACTAATTCTAATCCTACAAATGAATGGAATAATGTAGGTACTACCTCTCTATCGAATACAACAGTAACTGTAAATAGTAGCGGTGTTCAAACAGACGACAGTAACGTTAGAGGAGTTCTATCAGTAGATAAATCTACTCAGAGAGCAGTTGGGGATTTACCATACATAGATGATATAGTTTATTGTTCTTCATCTTTTAGTTTCAGTTTTACCGGTAATGTAAATACTACAACTCAAAACAGATCAACTCAAGAGTCTACTAACTATGATTTAACTTTTAGAACTCAAGG